GCAGTGTGGGCATTGTCACAACGTTTTGGGGTTTGAAAATGGGGCAAAGTTCTGTAACCAGTGCGGGTGGTTCATTGATTGGGAAAAGACCGCAAAATCATGGATTGACCGAAAAGTGACCGAAAAGTGACCGAATTTTGACCGTTGACGTGGGAATTTTGGTGTGATATAATACCATCACCAGAGGTATGGGAAGGGCATAAAACCCTTCCCTTTCTTATTCGACAAATGAAAAAGATGGGAGGTGATGCCCATGCCGTTCTATAACATCGGGAAGGCGAAACAGTTGATTTCGTTTGATGGTATTCAGTACGATGGTGCATCACTCTCTGACATAGATTTCTGTATGGAATTCCGGAACAGGATTTGGGTGATTGGTGAGGTTAAAAGCCAAGGAGTGATAGTTCCACAGGGGCAGAAGTTGTTTCTTCAGCGGTTCGTAAACATGGCTCGTGATGGTGGCAAAAGGGCAATTGCCATCGTGGTAGAACATAACGTATGGAATTGGAAAGAAACAGTTCAGTTGAGGGATTGTCAAGTCCGGGAATATTACACATCGGAGACACGGCGTTGGGCATATCCACGCCGTCCTTATTATGTGGAGGAAATGATAGACCAATACATCATGTTATGTGAAGGAGGAAAATGCAATGGGCAAGTTGCAAGTGGTCTACAAAAGACCGGATGAGATTATTCCGTATGAGAGAAACCCACGGAATAATGATAGTGCGGTTGATGCGGTAGCCAATTCTATTCGGGAGTTCGGGTTTAAGGTTCCGGTGGTGATTGATAAAGATGGAGTTATCGTCTGCGGTCACACCAGAGTCAAGGCGGCGAAGAAGTTGGGGATGGAGGAAGTTCCATGTATTCTGGCAGATGACCTTGATGAGGAACAGGTCAAGGCTTTCCGTCTTGCGGACAACAAAACATCTGAATTGTCGGAGTGGGATGAGGAACTTCTGGCAATGGAGATGGATGATATTTTCAATATTGACCTTGAACAGTTCGGGTTTGAGCCTCTGGATGAAGAGATAGCGGAGGAAGCCGAAGTGCAGAAGCCAGAGGTTGAGTTCACCGAAGTGTTGGGGGAGGAAAACAATTTCCTTGTTCTGAAGTTTGACACGGAGGTGGATTGGTTACAGGCATTGAGCATTTTCGACATCAAACAGGTGAAAGCGTTGTCTGCCCGGAAGGATGGAAAAATATCTGACAAGCGGATGCAGATTGGAGTCGGGAGAGTTCTGAATGGTGCGATGGCTCTCAACAAGTTAGTTGGTGATGTGTGATGAAAATACGAGTTTGTATTCCATCATACAAAAGACCAGAGGTCGCAACATTCAAATATCTGAATTGCCCATATGTGTATGTTGACCGTTCAGAGTATGAAGCCTATGTGGATGCCAACCCCGGGCATGAAGACCACATTGTAGCCGTTCCGGATGGAGTACAGGGGAATCTGTGCAGGATTCGGAATTATATCATGCAGACAGAGTTCGCCAATGGTTTTGATGTGGTTTGTATCATAGACGATGACATGGAGGGCATGTACCGTTGGGAGATGGAAGGAACCAGAGGGGTGAAGAGAAAACTCACCGAAGAAGAGTTCCTTGCCACATTGGAAAAGTATAGTATCGTCTGCGATGAGTTCGGGTACAAGTTCTGGGGAGCGAATTGCAATCAAGATAAACTCTCCTACCGGGAATACACGCCCTTCAGTATGTCCTCATACATCGGGGGACCCTTTCAAGTGTTCTTGAATGGAAATGAGTGCCTGTATGATGAGAACCTTCCTCTGAAAGAGGATTATGATATGACGATTCAACAATGCAACAGGTATCGGGGATGTCTGCGGTTGAATTTTCTGACCTATAATGTCAAGCAATCCGAACAGGCGGGAGGATGTGCTACATACAGGAATTATCAGAGGGAGATGCAACAGCTGAAAGCGTTGCAGAAAAAATGGGGGTCAAAGATAGTCAGAATTGATGGCTCCAACAAGGGAATGACATCGAAGAAGAAACTGTTCGACTATAACCCGATTATCAAGATACCCATCAAGGGTGTTTGAGGGGGTTAGAGGATGGCGAAGAGTGATTACATGGATGAACATCCCTCCGGGGGCGGGAGACCGTTTCTGACAATCAATGACCGGGGCAAGAAGTTGATTGAGACTCTTGCCGGGTATATGTGTACCGATGAGGAAATAGCCAATGCTCTGGATGTCACAGTTGATACGCTGACCAATAAGCGGAACAAGGTGACTTTTTCGGAGTGCAAGTTAAAGGGATTGGGCAAGGGAAAAGTCTCGCTCCGGAGGATGCAGTTCCGGTTAGCGGAGAAGAACGCATCAATGGCTATTTTTCTGGGGAAGAACATATTGGGTCAGACAGATGGATTATCATTGCAGGAAAGAGATGCCGAAGCAATGAAGTCAAGGGCATCAGCCATGAAGGAATTCGCTCAACTATCCTCTCCCACCAAGAAAGAAGTCGAAGGGTTGTTCTCTGACGAGGTAGAGGACGATGAGAGCCAAGAATAACCAAGGGTTTGAGTTTCAAGAGTTCTCACGGAAGCAAAAGAAGATTCTGAATTGGTGGCGGGAGGGGTCACCACACAAGAATGACCGAATGATTGTGGCTGATGGTGCTATCCGGAGTGGTAAAACCATTGCCATGATTTGTTCATTCCTTCAATGGTCACAGGCAACATTCAATGGAAGAGATTTCATTATAGCGGGACGGAGCATCGGTGCATTGAAGAGGAATGTGTTGAGTCCGATGTTCGCCATCCTGCGTAGATGGGGTTGGGAATACACTTACAATCGTGGTGAGGGCAGAATCACGATTGGTGATAATGTGTATCACACATTCGGTGCATCGAATGAGGTGTCACAGGATAGTTTACAGGGAATGACGGCGGCTGGATGCCTCGCTGATGAAATTGCCCTGTTTCCCCGGAGTTTCACCGACCAGATGATTGGTCGGTGTTCTGTTGCAGGAAGCAAGATTTTCATGAACTGCAACCCACGGGGCGCGTACCACTATTTCAAGATTGATTTCATAGACAGGGCAAAAGAAATCGGGATGTATTATCTACATTTTGTGATGGATGATAATCTTACCCTGTCCAGAGAAATCAGAGATTCTTATTACCGCTCCTTCACCGGAGTGTTCTTCAAGCAGTACATATTGGGGATGTGGGTTTCCGCAGAGGGAGCCATTTACCCAATGTGGGAGGATGATGAGAACACATATGTGGAGGTTAACCCGGAGGAACAGTACCAAGACATGATTCGGTATGTGGCTATCGACTATGGTACGCATAACCCAATGGTGTATCTTGATGCGTTCTTTGATGGGGATATGTTCTACATCCGAAACGAATATTATTGGGATTCATCGGTGACACAGGCACAGAAGACCGATAGTCAGTATGCGGATGATTTGGTGGATTTTGTCGGTGAGGATAGGGATTTGCAGATTATCATTGACCCTTCAGCGGCATCATTCATAGCGGAGTTGAAGAATCGGGGTTTCCGGATAAAGCAAGCCGACAATGAAGTCCGGGATGGTATTAGTGTGGTAGCCACGATGATTCAGCAAAGGAGAATCAAGGCAGAGAAAAGGAACTGCCCGATGCTCCAAAGTGAAGTGCATTCCTATGTGTGGGATGAGAAAGCGAAGTTGAGGGGAGTAGAACAACCCTTGAAGGAGCATGACCATGCGATGGATGCCTTGCGGTATCTTGTCAAAACATTGATTAACAGATTCAGACTCATGAGGGGGGTGACGGATAGTGAGTGAGGAAAGGCTTGAAGCCAATGATAAAGTGGTTGAAGCGAAGGATGGCTATGTAAACCTTCCCGCAAGTCTGGGAGAAGCATCACCCCTTCAATCTTCCGGGGATTATGTAAGGAGTAACATTTCCCGGAATTATGAATTGCTTACAGTTCTGTATCGGGAGAATTGGATAGCCAAAAGAATCATTGATATGCCGTGCGAGGATGCCACCAGAGAGTGGTACACCCTGTCCACGGAATTGAACCAGAACCTCATTGATAAAATCAAGAAGGTGGAAGCGAAGCATAATGTGAAGGGAGAATTGACCAATGCCATGCGTTGGGCGAGACTCTATGGTGGTTCGCTTGCTCTGATGGTTATCAAGGGGCAGGAAGATATGCTTGAAGAGCCGTTGGATTTTGACATGATAATGCCGGGTTCTTTCAAGGGTCTGTTGGTTCTGGATATGGTCACAGGAATTACACCTTCCATTGAGTTGGAGGATGACATGGATGACCCAGATTTCGGATTGCCGAAGTGGTATGATGTGGTCATTGATTCCTATGATGGAGAGATGGTACGGATTCACCATTCCAGAGTTCTCCGGTTCATTGGTCGGGATTTGCCCCCGCAGGAGGAAATCATAGAGAATTATTGGGGTGCTTCTGAATTGGAGCACATCTATGAGGAACTTCAGAAGAGGAACGCAACCTCGGCAAATATCGCACAGTTGGTGTTTCAAGCGAATACCCGTGTTTTGAAAATGGCTGATTATGGTGAAGTCATTGGCATGGGAACCAACAAGCAGAAGAAAGAGGTTCTGGCGGCAATCGAAGCACAGAATCGCCTGTTGACGAGTTTCGGTGTGCAGATTATGGGAACAGAGGACAATATGGAGTCTCACCCATATTCTTTCTCCGGGATTTCGGAAGTGTATGAGAGTTTCATGATGGACATGGCGGGAGCGGCGAACATTCCCGCCACGAAGTTGTTCGGGAGGTCTCCGCAAGGGATGAATGCCACCGGGGAATCCGATATGAACAACTATTATGAGGCTATTGCCCAGATGCAGGAAAGGCAACTCCGTCCTGCGTTGGAAAAGTTGCTTCCGGTTATCTGTATGTCGATATTCGGTGCAATACCGAATGACATGGAAATAGTGTTTGAGCCGATTGCCACCACAACTCCGGAGCAGAGGGCGAGCATAGCGAGTCAGTTCACCGGGACAATCATTGAAGCGTTCTCCGGTGGATTGATTGGTCGGAAAACCGCTCTGATGGAACTCAAGGAGATGGGAAAAGACATCGGAGTCTGGACGAAGATTTCGGATGAGACCATTGAAGAAGCCGATGATGAGGTTGATAATGGCGAGATGGGGATGGGCGAGATGCCCCCGGATGGAGGGGATATGCCCATGATGCCAGAAGGTCAAGGCGGGGTTGAAATGCCGTCCGAACAACCTCAACCTCCGGTTGAAGGTGGAATGGGCGAATCTCAAGTTGCAGTTGAGAAGCCGTCCGAACAACCCAAACTCCCGGTTGAATCCGGTGGAGAAAATTCAACCGAGAGTAGAAAAGAACCCTCTGATGAAGATATCGTGAAACAGATTCTGGAAGAGGGAAAGGATGGTGGACCCGGTTCCGGAAATTTTAATCATCCGGGATATCGGCGTGGTCAGCATAAAGCGAGTATTGCCGAAAGAGTCGGGTTCATTGCGAATCCGACAGCCAATATCCCGGAGTCCAGACAGCAGATGAGAACAAAGGCAAGTGTTGAAAAAGCCAATCGTGAGAGGGAAGATTGGAGCAATCTCACAACACATCAAAAGGTTCAAGGGAATGCTGAACAGGAACGGCATATGAGAAAGGTCAAGGGTGAGGTTTACAAAGCCGCCATGAAAGGTGACATGGAGAAAGCCAAGGCTCTTGTCCGGAAGAACAAGCACTATTTTATGAATGACCCGGATAGTGTGATGAAGGTTCAGAGTGAAACCTTGAAGAGGCAGAAGAAGGTAAAACCGTCTGGATTTATCGGAGATGCAATCCGGAAGATTTTCCGGAAGGATGGTGGAGAGGGGTCTGGGAATTTCAATCACAAGGGGGTTCTTGGACAAAGAGGTGGCTCCGCTCCTTCCGGTGAAGGTGGAGGTTCTTCCGCAGAAGGGAGTTCTGAAGAGGAACCTTTTGATTTCTTCTCATGGCTTGAGCAGGAAGAGAAAAAATCTCCGGAAGAGAAAGAAAGAGAAGACCGGGAATATAAGGAACGCAAAGCCAAGGAAGAGAGAGAAGAACGAGAACGTAAAGATTTCGGGCAGAATGGACTTCTTGAATCGGAGTATCCGGAAAGGTTGAGATTGACCAAGGAAGAACAAGAAGCCATCTTTGATGTTTATCATTCATATGCCGACCCGAACCATAAAGCCAAGCCGGGAGTTGCGGTTTACAATGCCTTGTCTGGTTTCCCGGAAGAAGCCATTGAGAAGCAGAGAAAGGCACAAGAGGAAAGACTCGCAGAAGCCGAGAAGATGATTTCCGAAAGGAAGGAACAGGGTTATTCATATGCCAATACCGGGATGCAAGGGATGTCGAAAAAGCAAAAGATGGCATTATGGAATGAGTCTGTTGCTGAAGCCGGGCATGGTGTTTTGGTCGGTGAACAGGGAATCAAGTATTGGCAATCGCAGAGGAAGCAAGCCAAGGAGAATCTGAAATGGATTGATATGGCGAAAAAGATTGCCAAAAGGAATGAGTTCGCCCAGAAGTCGGAAAATTATGTTCCTTGGAGAAAGAACCAGAACAATGGTAATGCATGGTATAAGCCGTGGGAAGGTCATGATGTAGCCAAAGATGAGGGCGGCGGGAACCCGAATCATGACCCAGAGAGTGGACGGTTTACATCCGGAAGTGGGAGTTCCGGTGGAAGACATCCGTCCAAAGATGAAATACAGAAAGCCGTGAAGAATGTGATTTCCGGAGGATTCAAAAAAGGAATTGACCGGAAAGGAATGGACAGGCATAGAGATAAGGGACACGCAGAAAAAGCCGCAGAGGAACAGTATCAAAGGGATTTGAAAAGGTACAAGAAAGCCATTGAGAATGGTCGGGAAGCAAAAGAACCTGTGAAGATGCCAAAGAGTTATTTCAATGGTGTGAGTCCAGAGTTCATTTTGCAGAAAGCCATGGATGCGATTGACAAAGGGAAGTGTAAGTGGTACTCTAAAGCGGGTGGAGAACAAAAGGCTCAAGTGACCTTCAACAAAGATTTGGGGTTCACCGTACAAAGAGGGTCTGATGTCATGGTACCCACGAGGACGGTTACTATTACATATTCAAGGGAGAATGGTTTTCATTGTTACCCGGATGAGAAGAGGGAGTGATTGAATGGGGAGAAGTGTTGAAGAGATTTACAAAGAGATGGATGCGTTGGTTGAGAGCCATAGTGTTCACCGCTTTGAAAGTCTTGATGATGAGGATACCTTTGAGCCGTTCATTGGAACCCCTCTGAAGGTTGGAAATGAGATGGCGGTAAGGGTTGAGAAAGATAATGGAGTTCTTAAAAAGGACGAGGTTATTTGGATTGACCCGAATGAGTTCTGTTTCATGAAGATTGAGAAGGTCAAGGCGTAAGCCAACAAAAAACAGTTCTCGCCATTGGGTTTCCTCCTGCCCGGTGGTGCGTTAGTGAGAAGAATGGAGCGTGAAAATCCTGCTTTTGCCCGAGCAGGATTTTTTGCGTTCCGATATGCCAACAGGTTTGCCTGTCCTGTTGGTGTTTCTTGTGGGAGGGATGGAGATGTTCAGAGTACCCAAAGCATTGGAAAGGGTTTTCGGGCAAAGGTTAACGAGGGCATTCCAGAACCTTATCAACAGGATTCGGAAGGGGAATGTTCCGGTTGAAAAGGCTATGCGTGATTTCGTTTTCAGTAAGGAAGCGGATGAATACATAGATAAGACCATAACCAACATGATAAATGAGCAGAGGGTTGGTTCCGCAAAATCATGGAAGGATATGGCGAAAAGAAGGTCGGCAATCGGGAAAGAGATTACAGAGTATATCAAGAACGAAATGAAGGGGAGCGTTGGGCGAAGAGTCGGGGAGTTGGTGAGTGAGAATTCACAGTACATCAAAACTCTTCCTTCTCAATGGGCAGATTATGCTTCAAAGTTAGCTTTTCGGATGACGGTGGAGGGTAAAAGACCGGAGGAAATCGAAGCCGAATTGCGTAAGGTCATTCCGGAGCATATGCAGAAAAATCTCAAAACGATTGCCCGAACAGAGAGTGCCAAGGCGAACGCCGCCATCGCACAGGCGAGAGCGGAGGATATTGGCATTCCATGTTACATCTGGCGAACCTGTCGGGATGAGAGAGTCCGGTTGTCACATCAGAGGATGGAGGGGGTTGTTTGTTTCTGGAACAACCCTCCTTCCCCGGAAGGTCAAGGGTTTTATCATCCGGGAGGAACGTACAATTGTCGGTGTTTTGCTGAACCCATCATAGATTCCCGGAGTTTGCCGAATGGGGTCAAGGTTTGGCAGAATGGTGGGATAGAAACCCTATCAAAGAAAAAGGTCATGAGGATGGAGAGAGACCAAAGGAGGATGATGGAATAATGCAGAGAACATCGAAATTAAAATTAACGCAATATGAGATATCCGACAGGTTTAGCATCACTGAACCGCAAGATAGTATCAATGCAGACATGGAAATCATTGATGACCAACTCGGCGGGTTGCAGGAGAGCCTTTGCACCGTTCTTCAGAGGGGAGTGGAACACGGAGTCATTCCGAAAGGAAAACTTGTTTTTGTTCGGAATTCTCCTGCGACAGCATATGAAAGTGATGCAATAAGTACCGGGTTTTATATTACAACGCAAAGGATTGCCGCCGGGACGGAGTTGAGGTCAACTTGGCTATCTATGAATATTCTGGATTTATTATCCAGAGTTGTGCTGAATTTTGATAATTCTGTCATGACCGGGCAGTTAAGCCGTGGGCGTGCGAACGGTGATGGTGCGGGTTCGATAGCATTTGGATTTGGAACAACCGCCATGGGGGATTATTCACAGGCGTTTGGTGCAATGACATATGCGTTGGGAAGAAATGCACAAGCGTTCGGAAGGAATAATATTCCGGAGGTTGTTGATGAAAAGTTTATTGAAATAGAAGCAAATGTGGATTATGTATTTTCACCCGGCGGGTTGGCGAAATATGACAACAAGTATTATGTTGCGAAATTGTATTGGAGTGGAAGCGGAAGCAGTTTCGATACTTCTTGTTTTGTTGAGATAACAGACCAGAACAAAGAGTTCCTTGAATTGGTCGGTAATGGTGTAAATAATCCCGGTGGTTTGGAGTACAGTTTCTCGAATGCCAGAGCGTTGGATAAGGATGGTAATGAGTACCTTAATGGTGATTTGCACATAAATTGTGATGATGATTCAAGAAATGGGAAATCAGTTGGGGATGCACTCAAAAGGTTGAATCTTGATGGCGTGGAAAGCATATCCGAAATAAAACAAGCCGCACAAAACAATGGAGATGTGGTTATTGCGAATGGTGTCACTCCATTCAGTACAATTGTCGGATTGGGGACAGGAGCATCGCAAGGTATTTTCACAAGAGTAATTTCAAGCACGGCGAATAGATTGGATTTCGTTGCGACAAATCAATCCGGAAAGATATCTGTTGGGAAAATAGATATAAGCAACAATGACACTCTTACTTATCATCTGTTGGATATTGATAATACGAATAGTGGAACAGTTAAGTATGTTGATGTTCAGATAGCATCAAGGTCTTACACGAGCGGTACGTTTATAAAAGATAATATTGCAAAACAATCGGGGGAGACGGATGTCGGAAAAAGAATAGCGGTTTCTCCGTTAAACAATCTTAACATATATACGTTTATTGCCGGGCAAGGGAGAATCGCATTTTTGCCAAATGCGACACAGACAACAGCGTTAACAATTCGCATTTGGTATGTAGAGTAAGAAATGAGGTGATTATCGTGAATCTGTTGAAAGCCTTGGATGTAAAAAGCATGAGCAAACAGCGGATTCGTGATATCGCCGAGGGGTTGCTTGATGGTGGAGAGGGTTCCGGGAATTTTGGTCACAAAGGGAGACCGGGGCAAAGAGGTGGTTCCGGTGGGGGTGGAGGTTCAAAAGGACACGCCACGAAAGCCACCAAAGGAGAACACCAGAAAGCGATTGACAGGCTTCGGAGCAAGGATTACGATGATGGTACATATAGCGTAACCTCTCTGAAGCCTGTTGATTTCAAGGATGGTTATCAAGTCACCTTCTGCCAGATAGGTGATGATTATTCCGATGAGGAATATGCCGAGAAGGTCAATGAGTTCTATGAATATTCAAGTGATGGAGAGAGTTATGCCGGGAAGTTCCAGAGCGAACCGGAGATTTCTTTCCATGTGAGCAGTTTGGAAGATGCCATCAGATTGGCGAAGAAATACAATCAGATTTCAATCTGGGATTGGGCAACAGGGGATTCGATTGACACGGGTGGTACAGGCAGGAGGGATTGAGATGAGTGAAGAGCGGTTTCCATTGGTAAAGGAATTTCAAAGGAAGTACCCTACAAGGGAAGAGAAAGAAAAAGCATTGAGTAAGATGTCTGATGAAGAGATTGATGCTCTGATTGCTGATTGCCCCAATGTACAGGGGAAGATATTCTACGCAAAATTCAAGAAGGGGGCAAAGGCATGAAAAAGTCCGAATTATTAGCCGCCTATGCGGTAGACCATAGCAAGGAGCAAATCGTAAGGTTTGCTTCTTCTTTATTTGGTTTTGATTCTGAAGTTGTAGATGGAGGAAAAGGTTCTGGTAATTTTGGGCATAAGGGAAGACCCGGACAGCGTGGAGGTTCTGGTGCGGGTGGTGGTTCTGGGGAATCTTCCGGAGGTTCGACAAGTAGCAGTAAAGCAACAGGGAGCTCCGGGAGTTCTTTTGTAAGTTCAATCATTGAACCCGCAAAATCCAATGGTCATGCAGGAAGACCGGGGAGGATGTCGAAACAGGCGAGCAAAAAGGCTTTGGAAAAGAGCAACCATGATACGGCAAATGCTTGTCGGGAGAAAGCCAAACAGTATCCTGTTGGGTCTGCTGAAAGAAAAGCCTATGAGGGATGGGCAAAAACCATGAGCGAACCGCTTCCCGGAAGACCCACCCCGGAAGATAGCGCTGAATTGAAGAAGAAAAATCTTGGGGATGTTTCGGAAAGGTTAAAGCCTTATGCCAAGGAGAGGTATAAGAAAGACCTTGAAAATGAACCGAAGATTACGAATGACCTGTGTGATATTGCCGATTCGCTTGGAACCGGGATGTTCGGTCTGCCTTATCGGATGAAGGGTGCGGGAGACAAGCCTGTAAAGGATAAGGATGGGAACCCGATAATGAACCCGGACGGAACCGTGAAAACGAGTTGCCGTATTGCCGATAAAATTGCGGAGAACCAAGCTGAAGCAAGGAAGAATGGTCAAGATGATTCGTATGAAGCGGCTACTGACCGTTTGAGTGACCTTGTTCGATATACACAGGCTTGTACCCCGGAGAATCTGGTTGATAATGCAGAAGCAACCATGAAGGCTCTGGAAGAGAAGGGGTACAAACCCATCAAGGTAAAGAATACATGGGAGTCTTTCAGCCATGATAATCCTTACCGTGGCGTCAATTGTGTTTTTGAGTCTCCGGATGGAACAAAGTTTGAACTTCAGTTCCACACCGCAGAATCTCTGGTTGGTAAAGAGGTTCAGCATGGATGGTATGAGGAAGCACGGACTCCGGGTGTTGACCCGAAGAGAAAGGCTGAACTTGAAGATAGGATGTACAATAACATGGCATCCATGACGGCACCGAAGGATATCGGGAGAATCAAGAATTACCCGCCGAAGAAAGATAATGAACCTTCTGCACCCCCACCGAATCCTCCGGAAAGTAAAAAAAAAGATGAACAAGGTGGAGGATTATCCGAAAGCGTTAACAATGTGATAAATTCATCTCCGAATATTCCGCATACAGGTCGGAAGAAGGATGTTGAGGCTTCGCAGAAAGCGAATGAGAGAATCAATAGTGAGACCACAGATGCCGGGAAGAGAAAAGCCTTGTTTCATGAGATGGTAGAGGCTCCGGAATACAGTTCCGTTACCACCGGAGAGGATACAGTTTATATCAAACAACCCGATGGCACATGGGCAGATTTCACAGGTGGAAGTCCCGGAAGCAAGCCGTATAAGGGAAGAGAAATAATGAGGTCTGTTGAGTTTGCTGATGACCTCCCCACCGTCATTCAGATACCGAAACGGTGATTTGACATGAAAGTGGAAAAGTGGTACTATATTGTCGGGAGGTGATAGGTATGGCAGGAAATGGTTATGGATACGCCGTGTGGCGTGACAAAGGTTGGCTTTCTCTGATTCGTTACAACAAAGAAGGAGTGTGGACTTTCTATGGTGAATCCGCTCGGTGGGAACGGACACCGGAAAAGGACAATATTCTTTCTGGTGGTGGAGATTTCGTCTGGTATGACGAAATAAGCGAAGAAGAAGCCAAGAAGGTTGCTGTGGAAATCATTAAAGCGTACAAAGCCAAGAATGCGAAGTGATGTGTAAGTGGGATATGTTGTTGACGATGTGATTCGTGCTGAAAGTCTTGCGAGGGTTGTTCATCGGGGACAGGTTGATAAAGGAGGCTCGGATTACATTGGGCATCCGGAGAGGGTTGCTTTCCGGATGAAGGGAGACAAGGAAAGGGTTGTTGCGTGGCTTCATGATGTGATTGAAGATTGTGATGTGAGCCTTGAAAACCTCCGGAGTCAGTTCGGTGATGTGGTTGCCGATGCTCTGGATGCCATCACTCATCGGAAAGGGGAATCATGGAGTGATTATCTGTGCCGTGTGAAGGGGAATGAAATTGCCAAGGTTGTGAAGATATCCGACCTCATCGACAACAGTAACCTCTCACGGCTCCCGGTTGTGACCGCCAAGGATGTCGAAAGACAGGCGAAATACAATCGGGCGTTGAAGTTTCTGATGGAAACCGATGGGGAGTGATGTGATGGTCAAGATTGATGATTATTTCAAGAAGGGCATGAGTCCGAAAGAAATCAAGGATGCCGCTGAAAGATTCGCAATGAAGTGTGAGGAAGAGGGTCAGCCTGTTCCGATGTGGGTGCGGATGCAGTTGGATGATGAAGAGACCGTTACATTACCCCCGGACATGGAAATGGCTCTGAAGAGAGTAGACCATGAGTTTGGGGTAGACAAGTAAATTCCGCAAATTGCGGAAAATTTCGGAGAACAGGAGCAAGAGATTGCCCCTGTTTTTTCGTGGTTAGGAGGTGGTTGATGTGGGATTTTTCCGGGAGAGCATGATTCATGCGATTAAAAAGAATAGGGAGATGGGAGCATCAACCATCTTGAAAATGATTGGTCTGGATGGTGGGAAAGGTTCTGGGAATTTCGGTCACAAGGGAAGACCCGGACAGCGTGGTGGTTCTGGGAAAGGTGGTTCTGAAGGTTCGGAGAGTTCTGGTAGCAGTTCCGGTGGAAGCACTCCTGCGTTTATGAACACCCGGATGTTTAAGGGAATTGCAGTAAAAGCCAGAAAGAACCCGAATGATTCGCAGAAGTTCCTTGATTCCCTGTCGGAAGATGAGTCACAGGCTATTCTGGAACAGCATCGGCTTTCTGGGACATCAGAGAATTCCAGACAGTATGCTGACAGATTGCACAGGATGATGGCATCCACCCCGGCACCGAAGCATGAGCCGAAGGTTGTTGATGGGAAGGACATCACAAAAGATTATCATTGGGACAGAAAGGTTCGGACGAATGAGTTTGGTCAGCAGATTGATACGCAGATTGAGGATGTGCTTGACCAACAGGGATTCATGGGTGTGCCAAAAGTTGTCGGAGAAGAAGAGTTTGAGAGGATAACCAAGGAACATCCGGAAATGCCGATTCTGTTCCGGAGTTATTCTGCTCCGGATGAAGCCACTTTGGGTGATTATGACAAGCAGTTGGAGTCCGGGGAATGGTATGTTGATTGTGGAGTCGGTGGTGCCCAATATGGTCAAGGAATGTATGCCGCAGGAATGTATATCGTACCACCGAAGCAATGGGATGATGGTGGTGCGTTCAACAGCGTATATGGTGAGGATTACATCATCGGAGCAGATGGGAAAACATATGAAAAAGAAACCCCGGAGGATGTCGAAGATTATTGGATGAGCGATGGCTCTGTTTATGTCCTGTCAAAGAGAGATGGGGATTCTGTAACCTCGACAATGGTTGAGGTTATCAAGGATGAAGATGATGAGGATGGACTCGGAACGCTCTTCAGAGATTTGGAGACCGGAGACCTGTATGATTTGAATTGGCTCTATGAGAAGTACCCAGAGGGAAGAGACACGCAGATGGTTGAGTGTCAAGAGAGAAACCCGGAAGAGCCGTTCAAGGTTGATTATTCCGATACGTTTGAAGAGATGAGACATTATCGGAAAATCAATGAGGAAAAACTTTCCGGTGGGATGTTCCGTCCGGGGAAGATGGTTCCGCAAGGCATGACAATGGCTCCTTTCAAGGATGGGAATGGAGAGGAGAGATATCTGTATTTTGACCGAGAAAAGCAAAAAACCCTTGCGGAAGAATATCCGGAGAGCGGGACATACATCATGTACAATTGGAAAGCCGCCAAGGTTGAGGATGATGGAAGTCTGAATTTTGGCGATTATAGTATTTCCAAAGACATGATAAACATGGATTTGAAGTGGTGTCCGCTTGAGGGAGAGGTTAAGAAACCGGACATTAACCCTGTTTCGTCTACCCGGAAGATGACATTTGACCCGTCCGCAAAAATCATTGATTACTATGATATTGAGAGGATGGGAACCGGACATCTCACAGACAAGGAAGCCAAGAAAATAAATGATGAGACCTTTGATGATTTGATAAGGTCGAAAGGAATAACCGACAAGGATACCATTGAGGTCATTAGAGCGAGAGCCAATAACAAGGCTCCAGACAGTAAAATCTGGCGTAGGTGGAAGACAGAGCATGATATGAAGCCTCTGGAAGAGAGACAGCGGATTGAAAAGATGATATATGATTTCGATGGAGAGTATGCCAGAGAGAGTTTGAAGAGGTGTGGAGAAGCCGAAGCCAAGAGAAAAGAAGAAGTCAAGAAATTTGAGGATTTCGGTGCATACGCCGCCGCCCTTGGATATGATGCTATAAATGCGGGAGGGCATGGATTGTCCGGGAGTTATACGGTTGTATTGAATCGAAGCAAGCTGATTCTCTGTGAAGGAAGAGTGGATGTCGGTGAGTAAGGAGGTGAGCAAATGAAGTACAGTAGAAACCCAGATTCCGGAGAGGTTGAGGTGTATTCGGATGAGGGGATGTTCATTGGAAAGATTTGCTCAATGGGAGACATGGTGGGAAGCAATACCGCCATGGATGGTGGAGCCGGGAGTGGTAATTTCGGACATTCCGGAAGACCCGGGCATCGTGGTGGTTCTGCCAAGCGTGGTGGTGGTTCCGGTGGAGAAGGTTATGGGAAAGCCTATCATGAAAAGGTCAAGGCAATAGAGAAGAAGCGGAAAGAATTCAAAAAGATGTCCACCGAACAGAAGAAAGAGTTCGGGAGGAAGCATGGATTCGTGCCGAGTTTCAATGATGACCGATTGGGAGACCTCTGGCAAGCAGAAGCCGATAGAAAGAATATGACCTCAAAGGAGTATCTTGAATACCAAGCGGCAAGGTATTTCACTACTGAAAAATTCAGACCCGAACATGGTTCCGGTGAGTATAAAACCCCATTGAAAAAGTCCGCTCCGCAAACCGATGAAATCAACGACCATGGAGAAAAGATTAAGAAGATTCAACAGGATTTGGGAGTTGATGGAAAAACTGCCTCCGCAATGGCTCAAGGGTTGAATAAGCATTTCGGGAGTGGTCATGCGGTTGACCCTTGGATTGATAGATATATTGATGCCGATAGTAGGTATGAGGGACCGATTTACCGATGGAAGTGTTATACGAAAGAGGAAGCACAAGAGAAGTTGGCAAAGATGGTTCCGGGGGCGAAGATTGAGAATACGCATGGTTCCAATTGGTCATTCAGTTCAGACCCGGAAGTCACGAGAGATTTCGGGATGTATGATAGCCATTCCGGGGTCACATTCTGTTATGTGTGTGATGACAACAAGACCGCTTCCCCGGTGCAATGTTTTTCCGGTTTTGGTGAGCAAGAAGCTGAAGTGCTTCCGCACAGCCAATGTACATGGACAATTCAGAGCGTTGTTCCCAAAGAGAAAGAGAATGGGGAAATCATGTATGAGATTCATATGACCGAGGATGATTGGCACACAGAGAAGAACATTCCGGTGTGGTCATATGATAAAGACAAGAAGGATTGGACGAAGAATTTCCCGCATGATGATGTAGAAGCCGATGGGATATTTCAGAAAATCAAGGAAGAGCATGGGGATATGTCTACATTCCTTGATAAAACACCCGATGGTACAGAGATTGTTTCGTGGGACAAACACACCCTGTTGCACAAGGAAAATGGAGAGTGGTATGGGGTTGCGGTTGACATAGACGAGATAGATTCATTCGATGATGTTTCATGGGATAAGTTGAAAGACAAGGCGAAACCGCTTGGCTCTGCCGTGATGAATACAGTATATAGTGACGATGCCTATATATATGATTTCCCGAAAGAGGAAGAGCATCTTTCATTCGGTGAGGCGAAGAAAAGGTTCGACAATGCCATGAATACCGGATGGAAGGACACGAAACCATTCCTTGAAAATGCACCAATTGGAACGAAGTTCGATATAGGTGAGTATGGGATTGTCATGGTGAAACAGGGAGAGGACACATGGGTCTCAACAGATGGCTTGGTATCTCCCAAAAAGACGAGTGAGTTGTTGGGGTTTTACAATAGTGATAAGGCGAAGTTGGTGGATTATCCGACAACGCCTCAACATGAAGTTGGGGAACCGCCAAAGTCCTATGGAGAGGTTGAAGGAAAAATGCTTGACCTCACCTCAAACCAAGATTATTCCGGTACAGAATTATATCTTTCTTCACTTCCGGATGGGGTAGAGTTCTATGATGAGGACAAAGATGAAGTTTGGGTGAAGAAGGACGGAATGTGGGAAAATGATTGGTCAAACAAAACCTATGATGATGAGGATATGGCAGACACAATCATTTCCCAACAGAGTTTCTCTGTATGGACTATACCGTTGGAAAAGCCGAAGACGAAGAGTGATGCCGAGAAGATGATGAATGACCTCATCCATAACAAACCGGATAAGTTGGGGAAGTTCATTGGGGATATGCCAGAGGGAACTGTGATAATGGATATGTTTGATGCGGATTTTCCCGCAAAGGTCTATAAAAAGACAGCGGATGGGTGGGTATCCACCACAGGAGAGAATCCGACCTTTAGTGATTCACATGAGGTTTCTGAATCGAATGGAATCAAGGTGTTTCAAGCATTGAAAAACAATGGCAGTTTCATCATGAAATGGGGAGAAGGAGAGTGATGCGAAGTGCTCTATTATGGCACTCGGATATCGGACAACATCTGTAAGAAACCGGAGGGTTATCTGGTTTGCAAGGATGTGCCGATTGCCCGGATAGGAAAGCAGAAGTATCTGGGAGATGAGATTGGTCTTACCGGAAAGGACAGAGATGCAGAATTCGATGTCAACCGTCCGGAAGACGAGGTGTTCTCTGAAGCAACGATTGCTTCGTTTGAGGGGATGCCTGTTACAGATGACCATCCGGAAGACCCGGTAAATGCGGAGAATATCCACCTTTATCAAAAGGGTCATGTTCAGAATGTACATCGGGGGAGTGGGAAAGAATCGGATATGCTCATTGCCGATTTGATTATCACAGACCCCCATACAGTACAGGAGGTTCTGGATGGGAAGAGGGAGATTTCATGTGGTTATGATTACAACATGGATGATTCCGATGGTCAGTACACACAGAGACAAATCCGGGGTAACCACGTTGCCATTGTGGACAGGGGACGTGCGGGACACCGTGTTTGCATAAAGGATTCAGCACCAGATGAAAGGAGAAAAAGCAAAGTGAGTAAGCGTGCGAAAATTTTCAGCAAGATGTTCGCCTCCTATGCCAAGGATGAAGATGTGACTCCGGAAGAAGTTGCGGATGCCGCCGAAGAGATTCAAGCGGTAGCGGTTGAAGAACCGGAAGATACCGCTCCGAAGTCTGCCGGGGATGAGGGTCTGGCACCCGCTCCCGACAAACTCGACACCATCATTGAGATGCTCGGACGGCTTCTTGGCAAAGGACAGGACGAGGAACCCGAAGTTGTGGCTGAAGAGGAAGAAGTCACCGATGAGGGAGAAGAGGTTGACCCCCTTCAGAAACTTGAAGATGACCTCACCGAACTTGAAGCCATGCGTTCCGAAGAGGAAGAGGATGAGGAACCCGAAGAGTCTGCAAGCAATTTTGTAGACCCCGAAGAAATCAATGAGTCCGAAGATGAAGACCCCGAAGTGGAAGAGATGGTTGAGGAAGAAGAAAAGGTGACCGATAAGAAGGGTTGCGATTCCCTCCGGGTTGCCATTGATGCTCTGAAACCCATCATTGCTTCCCTCCCGGCGAGTCAGCGGAAAAAGGCTTCTGATGCCGCCGCCAAGAGCCTCCGGAAGAGCATGGGTATGGATGCGAAGCCTACCAAGAATGGTTATGCCAAACTCAATTCTGCCAAGAAGCGGAGTGTTGATTCTGCCGTGAATGAGAAGAATCTGGCGAAGACCATCATGGAAAAGCGTAACCCCAATTATAAGAAGTAAGATAAGGAGTGAAGGAAAATGGCAGGAAAAGTTCTTTCTTTTGCGACCAATGGCTATCCCGGCACTATCTCCCGGAGCATTGATGATGTTGTGGAGAGTTTTGCCAATGTTGAAGCCTCCGACCCGATTCTGTTCGGTGCGGTTGTGGCTCTGGATGCCACCAACAATGGTGTGGTGAATGTTGATGCCGACCATCTGAACATCATCGGTGTTGCCGTTCGTGTGGCGAAAACCAACAACACCTATGGTTCTGATGATGCGAAGTACAATGCCAAGGAAATGGTTGATGTTCTGAAGCGTGGTACCATCATTGTTCCGGTTTCCAATGGTTCCCCGGCGGCGGGTGGTACGGTTTATGTTGTCAAGGCTACCGGAGCGATTCGGACTTCCGCTGATTCTTCCAACACGGTTGAGATGACCGGATGGAAGTTCAAGGGTGCGAAGGATGCCAATGGCAATGTTGAAATCGTGCTGACCGAGCGTGCATATTGATGAAGGAGAGTGAAGAGAGATGAAGAAGACCCCCTCTTTTGCTGTCGATAGGCAGTATGTGAAGGATGGTTACACCTTCCTTGAAAAACAGCTTGAAAAAATGGATGCCAAGATTCTGGAGCCTCTGGA